GCTCAGCATTCGTCCAACCACACTTCCTGTGCGAGTTTCAAATGACTCTTACTACAGGTCGTAATACATCCACGTGTGGACGTAGACTCTCCTGCTCGTCTTATATACTCCTACCTTAGCCGGGACAGTTCCGTCCGGTTGGGGTTGTGGATTCTGAAAGAACTCATCGCCGAAGGTGGGCACAACGCCCTTACTGAAGCTCTGAGGGACTCCCTTACCCATAAGGGCCCAAATGTAGTACGGGTCCTGTGGGACTGTCATGCGCTCAGGTTTGAACGCGTGATATTTAAAGGAGACACCGCCATGCTTATCAACATATATAGCAGGCGTACTTTCAAAGAGACGCTCAGGTGTTACCACCTGAACACCCGAGGTGGTCGGAAATCTCATCGGTACAACCATGAGATTCCCGAGCTCGAATGCATCGTGGGCCCATTTGACCCAGTCAAGCGTCCAAGCAAGGTTAACGTGCCCATATCTGGCTTGAATGCCATTAAAGCACGTATAGACCCACGCTTTAACCCCTGAAGGAGAAGTATCATTAGGCCTCTCAACCATGAAAGGCCGACAACCAACCCCACGGTATGCATCCATTCCGCAGGATTCCCGAAACGCGCCGAATTCGAAGGACTTGTCAGCGTTTAGTTTGAAGCCGACTTGCTCCGCGAACTCTTTAACATATGGCATAAGTGCCTCGTCGACAATACAATCGTCGCCGAACACCGAAACGAACTCACTAAGATTGTGGGTCCGCGCCAAGGCACGTAGCAGACAGTAAAACACTAACGTCTGCAGCGGGAAAGTAAATCCATTTCCCATAGTCCCCATCATCTGTAGCGGGATTTCTTTCCCCGCGTAAGTTGTGACTGGACTACGCACGGCCATCAACCATTCAAACCAAGCAGGAGGTACTAGTCTCCGGATCAGGTTTACCCAGATCCGACCAGACGCATCCGACCAGTCTATAGTGGCTAGTAAGCCATGTTTCGACGCCCACCTCGCAAGACCAGCGTTTGCCACGTTTTGTGTGGTCAAGTCTATGCCCGCATGGCGGAACAATCTATCGGCGATAACCGACCCTGTGCCGAGCTGAAGAAACTCGTTCACAACTGGTTCGATCTGCATCGTCCGAAGGGAATTGAACTTCTTTGGTACAAAGGAGAGCTTATTCCCGCACACAACCATAGCATCATACCCGCCCTTGTTGGGCAGGAAGCTCCTAAGATAGGTATCGAGCGTGGTATTCCACAAGCGATACTCTACGAAGGCGGCGTGTGCAGCTGGAGTCCCAGTGAGCGTAAGGCATTTCGATGCTAAACTTGCGTCTCGCATCAAAACACCTACTGCGGCTCCAGGGCCGTGGTTACATTGGCCAAAGACCTCGAGGTAATCAAACTCACCTAAGATCCTATAGCATAGGAGGGAAGCCTCCCTAAGCACATCGTCGAGGTACTCGCCCTTATCATGGGCTAGTCTGGCGTTATGCATGCTACCCTGAAAGTTCGTCGCCAAGAATTTCTCGAAGGCTTCGTTCTCCAGGTCAGTGCCCATCTCCCTGACAAAGATATATCTGTCGAAGAAGTGAGCAGGCATGTAACTATTCTGAAAGTCTAGTGGGCTTAGCGGTGAATACCCAAGTTTCAACGGGTCCCAACCACCAACCACACGACGCAGTCGACTCTCATCACCTTTAAAAGGACGACCTAAATCCCGCGTAAGGGAGTAAAACAATTCCCTCACGGCGCCATCAATAGCTTTTGCACTGATGGTACGAACAACAGCCTTGCTGGCCATCTGTTGGTTTTGCATGGTCTCATTTCCGGTTTAAGTTAGGATGGACTTTTGCCAAAAATCGGCGAAGTCACTATCAGCAAGGAGCGCTATCGCGTCACCCAGGATCGTGTTCTTGCCAGAATAGTCGGCATGGAACGAAGTCTGAATCTGTACGTGCTGCAGGTAGAGTTTTCCATCCGCAGCGACGTAAGGAACTCGATAGGACATAAAATTCCTGCCGAGTTTTGCAAAGGCGGCCGAGGAAACTGCTAAGCCGGGCATAATAGCCCGACACTCAAGCGAGCGCCTCGTAATAAGGTTAGTGTCAGCCGGAACTACAAGGCTGATGCCATCTTTGACAGACCGTCCATCGGGTCCGAAGGTGAGATCACTCCCACCTGTTGGAGCCCACGTTGCACCGGTTTTAATAACCGCGCTTGATAGAGCCATTATTCCTACTCCTATCTCCTCAGACGGGCAAGCTGCTGAATAAGCAACCCGATCGCGTCTAGGATGTGTGAAAGGTTAGTTGCCTTGTCCCATTTGGGATCGAGGACAGGAAGAATCGGAGGAGTTATATTCACAGTACGTGACTTGAACTCAAAGTTTTCAGTCAACGTTGAGGTTCCATATGATCGGCTGTACGCTTTCGCGTAGTAGCCGGAACCCGAGCTGATTGATCCTCCTTCGTGTACGGCCACTCGTTGAGTGACCTGACTGACTCTGTCTGTGCACCAGCTTGCGAGGATAGAACCCCGGTCCACTGACATAGAATTGAGCCAATCTGTGACACCGATGAACCAATCAACCACAAAGCTATAAGGGACAGCGTCCCAGACAGCAGAAGGTATATCGCGAACGCGAGTACCAAAACTTTGGTTGATCGAGATCTTGCTACCGTCGAGCATGATGCCCGCGCGGTATTCGGCGTTGGTTTCGACGCTGGTTCTGAAGCGGTTTTGTAAGCCGCTTGCAGCACCGATTGGGTTGTACTCCGATATGTTTTCCTCGGAGCCTTTAAACTCGAACCGTTCGGTCGCACGGTACGTGACCCTCTCAGGTTTAGCTTTTGAATGGAACTCCAGGGCTAAGCAAAGATCCCTGATGTCCATCAAGAATGGCCTCCAACCGTAGCGCCACTCAAGCCATAGGCCTGAAAGTTTTACTACGTCAATAGATGTATCTTGACCTAGAGCCTTAACCAATCTATGACGATCTCGTAAGAGATGCCATAGCGAACCGAGCCTGCGTATTGCAAGCTTGATAAGCTGGACCAGCTTTGGTAGCTGATACAAGTTGATTAGGCTATTGAACAGTGGTCCTCCAGCTTTAGCGAAAACGCGAGCTATTGCTTTGTTCCGCGCTCCTTCGAAGCCCGCTTGTGGTAAGAAGGCCGGAAAGACATCGAGGCGTTGTATTGGCCAACAATGTCCGGTATGCAGGACAGTATCACTGTAAGCTGCATAAGGCCTGGTGTAATAAACATCAGAGAAACTGCAGCTTGTGGCACTATACTCGAACTTAGACTTAGTCATGGGTTCGTTTACAATGCCTCCACGTGCTATGACACTCCAGTACGGTGTAGTCACAACATCGTGCATGACGTCAAACGAGGCAGGTACCACACCGCTTTCGATCTTGCGATCGTCAGCGTTACGGCCATCCCACCAGGTCTGGTGCTCCCAATGGTCGATAGTCGTTGTAGAATGTGATTCATTCCGTCTGACGCGCGGTCTTTTGTTAACAGACAGTGCTTCAACCATCAGATCACCTATCATGTTGATTTGAACGAAGCCATCGTCGACTGCGTAATGACAGTACAGCGATAGCTGTGCGGCAATACCCCGGGGCTTTGCCC